GTGGCGTCGTCAAGCCTATTGCTGAGGGTCAGAAGGTTATGTATATGAACTTGAGCAATGTGCATAAGCACTATCTCGCTGCCATGCAGGGTGGCGAACGTCCGCTGACATTGACTACTCTTGTGGTTAATTTGAAGTCGCATCCGGCATTCATAGGTGACGTCAGCAACAAGAAGTTTATATGGCAAGAGGAGGTCCGCACGATGCGCACGCCGCCTGGTACGGTCAATCCTGGTAATATGACAGAGATGACTCCAGACGACACGATGGTAATCAAGATTCAGAAGAAGTCGAAGCAGACTTCAGCCATTGTTCTCGACTACAACATACTGCAGCAGTTCATGGGCATCGACTTCGAGCGTGGCACCATCACTGCCAAAGAGGAGGACAATCGACCGTTCTGAGTGGCGGTGCATATGTCTCTCGAGGGAGGGCTCGGTAATCAAAATATATAATGTCAGATAGTAAGTAGCGTCAGACGGGCAGGTGCCGTGAGGTACTTGTCCGTCGTTTCGTTCCACCCCGAACACTCCAATGTAAAAGAGGGGGTTGTTAAAACGAAATTTGAAAATCTCAGAAGCCGAAAAATGCGTCCAACCGACCAACCGTCCAACCACGCAAATCTTTTCAAAACCGACAAATCATTATAAGTAGTTAGTAATAAGTAAGTTAAGTAGTAATAAGTAAATAGTTGGTTTGGTTGGATGTGGTTGGTTGTGGTGTGCAGTTGGTTGGTTGTGGTTGGTTGTAGGTTTCCAACGGTTGACTGTGTGTAGTCTCTTCCTGTGCGGAGCAGAATGGCTAAATTGGTCCGGTTGGTCTGGTTGGTTGGGGGTAAAATACCACCAACCAATAGCTAACTAACTGATTATCAGTGCTAATATTATGTTGGTTGGACGGTTGGTCGGTTGGACGCAAAAATACACCATCCCATAATGCAAAATTAAAAATGCAATTTACCTGTAAGCCCTCATATCTTACATAGACAATTAAAAACAATAATATATATGGCAAAACATTCCAAAAAACAAGAGCGCATGGCGGTATGGGTTCCCTGTAAGGGCTACGTTAAGCGCTTCCTCGTTTCTAACTACAATCGTCCCGATGACGATTGGGCAGAATTAGTAAATTTGTCACCTAACCGTGAGCTTGCCGAGGATTTCCGCCGTCGGCTCATACGTGGCGAGGCGAGACGCGACTTGACCGTACGTGGCCGCTATACTACACAGGTGGCTATCGAGATTAGTATGGACACCTTTCAGCGATATGGCTGGCTGCTCTCACCTACCGAGACTCTACACTTCAACTCTCGTCTCGAGCGTGATGTCAAACAGGTGCTGCATACCTACTGTGCAATGCTCTCCATCACGGGGCTTAGCATAGCTGACCGCATCAAACGCTTCCGTAAGGCTACTGGTATCACAGAGATTGATTGGGATACTGACAGCATACGCAAAGAGCTTCAGCGTAACGCTAAGATCAATGGCGAGGACGATTTTGAGCAAATTTGCAAGAAAATTGAAGAAAAGTGTTGGGCGATATTGTCCAAAAGCGGACATATCACGCAACAAGGCTTAGAAGAATATGAAAGAGATTAATTTTGATTTCAACAACATCGGAGGACTGGCGGAGATTTACGCCTTTCCTCCGTCTGACCTGCTCCGCGTGCGGCATGATTATCTGCATGACACTGATTCCGTGGAGTTGAAGACGCGTGACAACATTGTGGCCATACCCATTTATCCGGACCGTTCATTCTCGTTCACCGAACAGAAGTCTGTTGATGACGGTGGCGAATATTGGCAGGTATCTATTGAGGGTGTTATCCCGAAACTTCGACGTGACACAAACCTCATCATTGAGCAGCTTGAACGTGGCGAGTGGCTTGTGTTGTCGCAGGACCATAACGGCACCGTGTATCTGTCTGGTTCAGTTGATGTGCCGCTGACCTTTTCATGCGAGAAGACCACTGGCGATTCTTACACAGCACTTAACGCATCATCATTTTTGTTTGAAGGCAAACAGCCGGCGCCATCGCTGGTTATTGATATGGATGACTTGATTAATCTATAATAGAATCGCTTTTACTGTCTGATTGCCCCGTGCCTCGTCTAAGGCATGGGGCTTTTTTCTGCCTAATTTTGCCGTATCACTCATATATCTATAGATTTTTATGGTTAATAATGTTTTACGTATTAATGGTGAGATTTCGAGCTATACGGTTTGGCGGGTCAACCAGTTCTTGGGCGAGAACAAGGGCAAGCCGGTCACTGTGCGCATGGCTTCTCCAGGTGGCGATGTGGCGTCAGCGGTGCAGATCTCACACGCTTTTGCCGATCACGGCGATGTGACGCTCATCCACGACTCTTTCAATGCTTCAGCGGCGACTTGGCTCTTTGGTGCCAAGACCATCAAGATGTATTCTGACTGTATGCTGTATGTGCATTGCAGCAACAAGGAGGTGTTCTGCTGGCAGCGCATGAACGCAGATGAACTGAAGCAGTTGGGGGTGGCCAATGCTGAGGACATTAAGCATCTTGAGAACATCGACCGCATCATTGCCGGCAAGTATGCCTCACGTGGCAAACGCTCTGTCGATGATATGCTCGCTATGATGAAAGCACATCCATGGCTGACCGCTCAGGAGTGTCAAGAGTACGGCCTTATCGACGAGATCATCAACGAGCGAGCTCCAGCTAAGGCTGCTAACGATATGTTAAGTGCTTTCCGCAACTGTGCTATACCTATTCCCGAAGACGGCAGTCTGTCTGATGAGCGGTCTTTCTTCCAGAAGCTCGGCGAGATGTTAGGACTGGCAAAGAACAATATTTCCACAAACATTCAAACACAAGTACAAATTCCACCACCACAACCACCAACAACTATGAATAAGAAGTTTCTCAATGTCAACACCCTTCTTAATGTAGAGGGTCTTGACGAATCAGACTCAAAGGTAGTGCTCACTACCGCTCAGCTTCAGGTTATCGACGACAAGCTCGTCGAACTTCAGGGCAAGGTTGAGAACCATGGCAATCTCGAGAAGCAGTTCACCGATAAGCTCGACAAGTTCTCTGAAGAAGTGAAGAGCATTGAGGGCATCGACAACAAGATTGCTAAAATCAAGCAGATGTTCGACAAGATTCCGTCTCCGGCCACTCCTTCGGCTAATACTCCGGATAGCCACGTAGACGAGTTTGCTGACGTCCGCAAGGATCCAATCAACAACTTCTACGACGAATAATTTTAAATCTGGTATAATATGAATTTTAACGATCCTATCGACATCACCGCCGTTAATACTGCGGTGAAGGCGCATAGCAAGAAGATTCTTGCTATCGACCACCAGGCTGCTGACGCCATGTTGCGTCACATGACGCCAATGGTGGGCATTACTGATTCCTATACATTCACTGAGGCTTTCTTCAAGTCGGTATCATCTCGATACACCGGTGTTTTCAAAGAGCAGAAGAACATTGGCTCGTTCGGCAACCGCACACTTACGGTGCATCCATGCGTTATCGAAATCCTCGATGAGCCGGAGCGTTACCGTCGTGCTTACATTACTGAGGTGCGCGGCGCACTCGAGGTTGCAAAGCATCCGTTCGAGATTTGGCTTATCAACCGCATCCTGCAACAGGCTTCCGAGGATCTTCTGCCATGTATCTGGTCCGCTGAGCTTGATGCTACTGGTGCTAAGACAGAACTGAAAGATTCCTTTGACGGTCTCGGCGTGCACATTAAAAGAGGTAAAGACGATGGCACTATTGCTACTGGCAAGGAGAACCTCGTTTCTACCGGCAAGTTCACCCGTGCTGACATCGGCACGCAGCTGCTTAGCATGTGGCGACACATGCCTGAGCTGTTCCGTAACCAGAAGTCGAAGCTCTATCTGCCTTATACTGTCGGTGATATGTATGACGACTGGTTCGCAGACGAGCATCCTAACGTCCATTCTCCCGGACAGTCTCCTGACGAGACTAAGCAGCAGGTGCTCTATGGTTCTAAGGGTATGTGCGAGATTGTCCGTTGTCCTGGCATGCCGGACGACTCTTCGTTCGCTATGCTTACTCTTCAGGAGAATGTTGTGTATGGTATGGACAAGCATAGTGACATGCGCACTCTTCGTGCCGTACCGGCTGACTATAAGTTTAAGGCTCTCGGCAAATATGTGTTCGGTACTCAGTTTACCACTTTCCGTAGCGAGCTCTTCTGCACCAACGACCAGCCGGTCGTTCCGGTAGACGCTTAATTGTTTCACCTTATAATATATTAATGTATGGCTGTAAATCCTAAAAAGTGCTACGAACTCGCTGACATCGACCCGGCTCTTGAGTGTGATGCTCAAGACAATATGGGCGGTGTGGTCGAGAGCGTGACTTTCGGCTACCACAATGAGGTGGCGACATGGCCAGACCTGCCAGCTGTCAAAGAGGCTGCTATGTCTCTTGATGAAGCGGGCGCTCTTTCTGGCGATGTGGTGATGGCAAACGGCTGCAAGGCTTACAAGTTTGCTTTCACTGATAATACTGGCTCGTTTACCATCAAACCGCAGGGCGAGACTGGTGGCGAGTCGTTCCTGATGGAGCTTAATCTTGTGGCAGCACGTATTCGCAAGAAGATTCTTGGCTTCATGAATGCCACCAAGGGTCGCAAGCTCTTCTTCATTGTCGAGGACAACAACGGCGTTAAGTATCTCATGGGCGACGCACGACGCGGTACTATCCTCGCTTCTGACAGCGACGGTGCCACTACTGGCTCGTCTGCTACTGAGCGCAACCAGACTACTCTCAAGTTCCAATACACTACGCCGCGTGCTCTCGTCTACGAGGGCGACTGCGAGAACATTCTCACTGCGGCAGGAGGTTAGGCGTTTCTTTGTTTGTCTCATTCTCTTGATTTTCCCCTCCATGGCAGCGGTCATGGAGGTTTTTTATTGTCCTTAGGCATCGCTTTTTTTATCGCTATTTTTGTAGCGTTTTTAAATATGTATTTTATATGAAACTATCTCAAGAATATTTCGAAGCTCGCTCGCAGGCTATGAAGTGGCTCGCTCAGCCCATCGACAAGCGTAACTTTGCCGCCGGTCTTCAGATTCTGCGCCGGTCGGGGTATAAGCCTAATATTCATACCTTGCTGCTGCGCAAGGGCGAGCAAGCCTGGACTACAGACAAGCTTACGTCATGTCTGCGCGATGTAATCCAGGTCTACTACAATCCCGATGATCCTCGGTTCGATGATGTTCCCGACGTCGATGATCTTAACGATCGAGACGGCGAACATCAGTCTGTCAGCGAGCAGACCTCTGTTGCTAAGGTGGCAGACACCGTGTCGTTCAAACAGATGCCTGAGGTTATGCAGCTTGTCATCAAGGCTTATGCCGACGCTTACAAGCAGCGTTCCAAGCTTGCCAGACAGCGTACAGAGATTGGCGAAGCTAATGACGATGAGTCGGTCGAAAAACGTAAGACTATAGGCATACAGATGGACCAGCTTACAAGCTACATGGACGCTCTTGCACCGCTCAAAGAGGCTTACGACCGCGATGGTACTATTCCTGACCGTGCTGCTCTCGATAGCATAAAAAACAACTCTATTGTTAATGAATACGTGGCTGCTGTTGACCAGCGTCCTAAGAACGCTGAGTCCGGCAAAGTTGTCTATAAGTCGATGGACACCGATAAGCTGCGCATTCGTCGCAAGTCGCTCACCAACCAGATTACACGCAAAGAGAACCAGCTGCTCTATCAGTCTGACTCCAAGCAGAATGTCGAGAACCCGATGCCGGACTCTCCTAAACGCGTGAAGCTGCTACGTCAGGTAGAGAGTCTGAAGGCTGAGCGCTCAAAGGTTGAATACGAACTCGCCGACCGTCAATGATACTGCATCCTTCTTCTGTCATTTTACCAAGCCAGAGCGATGTTCCCGACGTGGATCATCGCTCTCTTGTTAATGTGCTCGACCGTTCTGAGACAGACATAGAGGTCATTGCAGACGTCCTCGAGCGTACTTCACAGCTCGGATCCGTAAAGCAGGGTGTCAACAAGCACTTCTACAGCAACGGGGCTTTCAACCTTGTGCAACTCATGCTCTACGTGCTACGGCAGACTGGTCCGGCTCATGTGTTCCTTTCTACTTACTCTATTGCCGAGGACTCAATTTCTACTCTTCGCCGGTATGTCGACGATGGCACTATTCTGTCAATACGTTTCCTCATCGACAACCGTGTACGCTCTATATCTCCCAAACCTTTCGCTCATCTCATCACGTCGTTCCCCGACTCCTACCGTTGCACTTCCTTACATGCCAAGGTGGCCCTCATCAGCAACGAGGGCTGGCATGTCAGCATCGTGGGCAGTCAGAACGCCACGCACAACCCGAAGCTTGAGCGGGGCATTATCCACACGTCAGAGGACATCTGGCGATTTGACAATAATATAATGTATGAACAATTTGACAAAGGAGCAAAGTGACGCTCTCGAAGAGATGGCTTACTGCCTTATCCCTCTTCCGCTTATTGCCATCAATCTCGAAATTGAAGAGTATGAGCTGAAGGAGTTGCTGCAGCAGCCGTCTCCGGTGCGAACGGCTTACTATCGAGGCTACATCCGTCAGAAGATGGAGGTGCAGCGCTCCATAATCAAGGCTGCACAAAACGGTAGCAATCCGGCGCTTGAGCAGTTGCTGAAGATGCTTCACGATATATCAAATCAACTGAAATATGGTTAGAGACTACAAATCCATTGCGCGTCTTACTCATGATGAGATTGAGGCGCATATCACCGACCCTGAGCACAACCCGCTTCCGGAGCGTTGCCGTGAGCAGTTCCGGCGAGTGCTCTCGGCTGCTAAACTGCTTGACGATTATCCTGATGACAATCACGTCATCAGGCTGATGCGTGCCAAATATGATGTGTCGCCGTCGACTGTTCGGCGTGACATCGCACTGGCACGGCAGCTCTACAAGTCGCGGCACACATTCGATTGGGACTTCTGGCAAGCGTGGATGATTAAAGACCAGCTTGAGCTTATCCGTGAGTGCAAGCTGCGTGGCGATCTGAAGGAGTGGAACAAGGCGAAGCTTGTGCTACATAAAATCATTGGTGAGCGTCCCATGGGCGAGGAAGACCCGCGACGCATGCAGGCTAATCAGTTCTTCATTCAAATCGTTCAAAACGGTCAGACTCAGAATGTTTCGCTCGGCGATGTGCGTAATTACAGCGACCGCGACAAGAAAGAACTCATCGATAACCTTTATCAGCCTATCTCTGATGCTCAGGCTGAAGAAATTATGGATACATGACAAACAACAAGCAAGACTACTGGCAAGAGGACATTCACGTCAACCGTATACAGTATGCTTATCTCATGCTGCAGGCTAAGAACAAGTATGCTGTCATGTCGCGTGGTACGGGCAAGAGCTTCATTGTCGGTGCCGAGGTTGACGAGAATGTGCGCATCATGCCGCGTGGCATTACTACCATCGCTCAGGCTACCATCGGCCAGGCTCTCACCAAGACGCTTCCGTCTACCTTCAAGATGCTTGAGATGCTTGGTTACAAGCCTTACGACTACGACACGCACACGGGCGACTATGTGGTCTGCAAGCGTCCTCCGGAGTCGTTCATCAGACCGTACGAGCATCTTATGCAGTTCGATCACGTCATTTCGTTCAGTAACGGGCACTGTCTTTACATCCTCACTCAAGAGGGTAACAGCCGAGGACCGAACGCTGACTTCAACATCACCGACGAGGCATTGACCATCAACAAGGAGAAGTTCGATCAAGAGGTTGCGCCTACCAACCGTGGCAATGAGTGCATCTTCGGCAAGCGTTCTGAGCATCCTATTGTCAAGCACCATGGCAACGCTTTCCTTTCTTCTATGCCTTACACCGCTCAGCAGAAGTGGCTGCTTGCTCCGGCTGAATACTACGAGAAGGAGCGTGGCATCCCGCTTTTTCAAAAGTGGAACCGCATGGTGTCGGTGCAGATGCAGCTCATAGAGGCTTACATCGCACATGACCGACAGCTGTTCCGTGATCTTTGGAACGAGGCGGTGCGTATGCGTCACGAGCTTACACCCTTCGTGTCGAAGGACTCGACGCTGTTTATTCTCGGTTCGGTATTCGACAATATCGAGAATCTTGGCATGTCGTACATCGTCAACCAATACCGTGTGATGGATAAGCTGTCATTCATGGTTGAGATTCTCAACTTTGTGCTCGATAAGGTTGACCATTGTTATTACAAGCTCGACGATCGCCATCTTTACTACAATGCCATTAATGACAGCTACCTGCGTGACTTTGCCGAGAACCATGACTACAACTGGCAAGACCTTGCCAAGGCTAACGATTCACGTGCTGACATTGACTGCGACCCTACACAGCCTCTTGAGATTTCAACAGACTGGGGTTCTGCCGCATCATTCCTTAGCGTTGGTCAGGAGCGTATGTTCGACTTTGCGTCGAAGCTCTTGAGTCAGACATCGGTTGACTGTGTCATCAATGAGTTCTTCGTCCGTCGTGATGACGAGACAGACACCGAGGTTAATGCTCTCGCTGACAAGTTCATCACTTACTATGAGCATCATGCCTGCAAACGTCTCACTTTCTACCGTGACCGATATGGCGATGCTCGCCGTGCAAACTCCAAGAAGTCGTACAACGAACTGTTCATTGAGCGTCTTCAGAAGTTTGGCTGGTCTGTTGAGCAACGTGTTCATCCTGGCATGGAACCGCCACAGCATGAGAAGTTCTTGCTGTGGACCTACATCTTGTCCGAGACCGACCCTCGCTTCCCGCATGTGCGCATCAACGCGACTCGCTGCCGTTATACGCTCATCTCTATGCAGAACACGCGCGTGATTGAAGACTCGCTTGGTAGGTTTGCTAAAGACAAAAGCTCAGAGCGCAAGCAGTCTATCCTCCCCGAAGAAGCTACTCACTTCGGCGACTGCTTAGACAAACGCATCTGGACAAAGTACTACACTCGCTTGCAAGGACTCAACACGTCATTCGTTGACGCTCGTGTCTGATATTTTTGTTGTCGCCTTTTTTGTCGCTGTTGACGACCGCTTGCTCTCCGCTTAGGACTGCTTGCGGTCGTTTTTTGTGCGTTTTGGGTGGTATGGGGGTAGTCATATTTGAACGAAAAGGCGCACGTTTGGGCGTAGCGTTCGGTAGGGCGCGGCTGGCTACGTTACCACGTAGGAGCGGACTTTTTAAAAAAGTCCACACGAAAACCCTTTAAATAAGGTATACTTAACGTATTTTAATGAAAAAATTTCGCCCCGAAAATCGGCTGTTTTGTCATCCGCTTAAGCTACAAAATAGCCGATTTTCGGGGATTTTGGTATGTGCGCCATAATTGTCGCACATGGTTATTGTCTGACGTCTTCTGTCGCAGTCGAGAGCGTTTTTTCATATAGAGGTATGCTTCGCATTCGGCTCGATATACGTTTTTTCTCCGCGAAGTTACGACGGGCGGCTCACAGCCAAGAACCGCTTTGCTAAATCGTCAGTTTTTTAACGACAGCCTTCCGAGTTTTCTTTCTACGTCACAAAACTGGGTATTCCATGAAAAAACAGCCGGATTTTTCTTGTCTTCACGCCTTCTTCCCGTCGTTGTTGTTGCGGCGTAAAAAGCGACATCGACCCGAAGTGAATAAAAAAAACTCTCGACAGCGATTCAGACGATTTGTAAAAAAGCTCTTTCTCGCCTCAGAGAATCAATCGAGAATCAATATGAAGACAGCAAATTATTACACCTACATTCCAAAGCGTTTCGCCACTGACGACGTGAGAATCAACCGCATCCGACAATTCATCTACGACTTTAAGTCAGGCAAGCGTGGAGCTACAGAACACGCCATCAAGCTCGTGTCTGATACGCTCACAAAGTGGTACGGCGTTTCGTGTTGTGACTATGTGCTTTGTTGCATCCCTGCATCCAACAACTCAAAGTATATCCGCCGTTTCAAGCGCTTTGCCGCCGAGCTTACAAAGCGCACCGGTATTCAGAACGGCACTGCACATGTCAACATTTTCGGTATGCGTGAAGCAAAGCACAATAACGCACAGCACATTGTCTGCGAGTCGTTTGGCTATCTTGTAAGCGCTGATACTGACTTCTTCGAGGGCAAGAACGTTATCTTGTTTGACGACCTTATCACAACTGGAGCGACGGCAAACGAGTTTGCCGAAGAACTTGAAAGCGCAGGGGCTAACGTGTTGGGTGCCATGTTTTTGGCTCGTACTGCTAAAATGAATTGATAACCACTTAAAACCAAAAGTATATGAAGAATTTTTCTGATATGGTACGTGAAGAGCGTCCAGACTTTAAGGCTGTTAACGGCGGATTTCAGACGCTGAATATCGTTGAGCTTATCTCGCTTATCATCGGACAAGGCAACGACCCGAAGACCGCTATAAGGCAAAGCAGACAACTCGTTAACATTTGTGACGGCAGTCTTCGCTCGATGACGAAGCGGAGAACCGAGGAACTTGAAGTGGTGCAAGGCATAGACACGAAAAAGGCTATGGCTTTGCAAGCTGCTCTCGAACTTGCAAAGCGCATCGAACAAGAAACGGCAGAGGACTGCAAAGAGTTCGGCAGCGCCGACGCTGTTTGGCGTTACTTCAGACCGACCATCTGCAACGCCGACCACGAAGAAGCGCACGTCTTGTTAATGAACAACAGTTTTAAACTTATTAAAGCCGTTAAGCTTTCGAGCGGTGGGCTTACTGAGACAGCCGTAGATGTGAGAATGGTGCTTAAAGAGGCTATCCTTAACAACGCCACCGTCATAACGCTCGTACATAACCATCCGAGCGGCAACAACCGACCGAGCCGTGAAGACGACCGAATCACCGAGCGTTTAAAGAAAGCTGCTGAATGTATGCGCATCTATATGTGTGACCACGTTATCGTCACCGATACCAAGTATTATAGTTACGCCGAGGAGGGCAGACTATAAAAAGACAATCCCCACCATTTTGCTGACATCAACAAAATGGTGGGGATAAAAAATGCGCCCGCCGCAAAATGCTGCCACATTTTGCGGCGGGTCCCGTCAGAGGTAAAAAGCCACCATAAAGAGGCTTTTTGAGGTGCTTTTATCATGGTTATGTGATGTTTTTATATATTCAATGTAACGATTTTTCATATAATGTAGAACAATTTTATATATATATTGAGGCAAATCTCGTTTTTTTTCGCTTACTTTGCAAAAGCATTAACAATATTACATATGAGAAATATTAATTATAATATAAAAGGCTCGTTCTCTTCACTGCTGAAGGAACGTCCAACATTTGTCTCTGGCTTTACTTCTTTGTTTAGAGTACACCAGCGTAAAAGCTTGCGAGGATATCTCAACGGTAATAATGTTGATGATATGCGCCAGGATTGGTGGGCTGTTGGCAATGATTTAAGAAATGCAATGCAAAGTTATGGCAAACGATAAGAGCAAGAAAACGGTCACAAAGCCAAATGTTGAGCAAGTTCTTGACTCCATTGACCCGGAAAAGCGCAGTGTCATTATCGGCGCTATGGTAGAGATGCGCCAGTCGTTCAGTGGACCGTTGCCGCATCCTGCCGACTTCAAGGCTTATAAAGAGGTTATGCCGGATGCGCCGGAACGCATCCTCACAATGGCTGAGAAACAACAGATGCACCGCATTAAATCAGAGGAGAGTATAATCAAAGCTGACATTCGTGAGAGTATGTGCGGCCAGATTTTTGCTGTGGTTCTTGTTGCTATTTTTCTTGCTGCTGCTGTCTATCTCGGCATTAATGGTCATGATTGGCTTGCTGGTGTAATTGCTACACTCTCCGCTACTATCAGTGCCATATTTTATCTGAGAACTATTCCAAATAAGAAAGATTTGGATAACGGGAACGTAAAGCAATAGGCAAATGAGTTCGGACTCTGCCAAAGATATTGAAATGGTCACTGTTTAATCAATTCAACACTGCCGCCAGACCATGCGGCTATTAATCATTCCCTCGGTGCCACAAGCATCGGGGGATTTTTATATTTTAATCGTTTTTTTACTACAAATATTCGTAGTAAAATTTGCGTAGTACGAAAATTTGTAGTATCTTTGCAGTGTTAAATAATTACAGGTTATATGAATCAAAAATTAGAGAAAATGGAGGTTACTCCCGAAGAGAGAGAACTTCTCGAAGCAGTTAGAAACTACAACAAGTCTTTCCCCGATGGCTATCCTCAACTGCTTTGGTATGCGCAAGAGTTGTTTGATAATCTTGTCAGACAGCCCTACTAAAGACAAAAAACGACACCCCTCCCTTCGGGGAGGGGATTAAAGATAAGAATCAATAAGATAACCCTATTAAAAAGAATGAAGATGGAGACAACAATGGTGCAGCCGGTAATGATAACCGACATGAAGAAAAAGGTGGCAGACATAATGATGGCTGTTTCTTGGCGAGACTTTGCCAACACATACTTTCAGAAGTCGTCATCATGGTTCTATCACAAGATGGATGGTATTGACGGAAACGGTGGCAAGGGAGGTTTCAACGAGCGTGAGGCTGAGCAGATGCGCGGTGCGCTCATCGATCTCAGCGACCGCATCCGACGTGCTGCCGAGCGCATCTGAGAAGATGCTACAACCTATAATTTTTAACACAACCAACCCTCGGTGCATAAGCATCGGGGGTTTTGATTGCTTACATATTACAATTATATATATGGAATACTCAGACACTCAGATTGCTGCTGCAGACCTTATTCTTAAGACATTGCTTGAGCACGAGAGTTTTGTCAATGACTACGAGATTCTTGCCATGGTGAAGAAGCGTTATGGCATAAAGGCCACATTTGTTATTGACATGCTTAAAGATGACGGGTTAATAGCACAACATGGAGAAGCTTTTCTTAAACTTACATCCAAGGGTGGCAAGGCTGCGAAATACGGTATGAAGTGGCATCAGCGTAAACTTGACGTTAAAGACCAAGCTAAGATTGCCGGATGGCTTATTGGTGTAGTGGCGTCCATCACGGCAATCCTCTCATTCATTATAGGGCTGCTGTGCTGACAGAGAGTCTGACAGCTACACCTATATGATAGAATACGTATGCTACAGCTATGATCGTAGCAACAAGGATTATGGCTATCGCTGCTATGTCAAGAAAATTGTCAATGTAGAGCGGTAGCCATTTGTTTTTGATTTCTTTCTTTTCCATACGGCAAAGTTACTAATTTGTTGACTATGAAAGATGGGACATTTATTCCTTGATTTTTTCCTTTTTATTCCTTTTCATTCCTCGCCAAAACTTTTTTCAAAACTTTTCCCCGAAACGCTTGCTCATTTCAATCTTATTATCTACCTTTGCCACCGCTAAAATTCTCATGTGGAGCATTCCACATAAACAAAGGGCGAGACGATATGTTCAAGCCCGACCAATATTTTTCATAGGTTGTGGGCTTATTTTTTTGCCCGTACCTTACCGCATCGAGCTGAGGGTTCGCCCTTTGTTTATGTGGAGCATTCCGCATCTTGTGGATATGCAGATAACAGAATACGGCGGTTCGCCTTCCACGTGTTTTTTTGCCCTTTGTGGTGGATAACATGAGAGTTTTAGCAGACGAGGAAGTGCGAGCCGCTTTTTTCGTACCCCTACGTCAACCGCGCCCGACGGAATCGGGCACAAGGCTAAAACTCTCATAATTATGCAAACAGCATCAATCCAGCGCACGGCTCATCTGCGCCCGTTGACCCTTAGCACAGCGCCCGTCAGGGCTTGGCTCAACGCAAAGAGCACATCCATGTCACGTATCGCAGGTTTCGAGGTCACACGCCGCGAAGCGCTCCGCGTTCACCTCGTGTTCGTCACTCTCATCCTCGGCGCTGCCATAGCCGAGAGCACCATCCTTGGCGCCGCTCTCTGCCTCGCCATCGCCTGTCACAATGTCTACAAACTTAACAAAGAGGACCGTCACAACTGGATGAAGTATGACGACAACCTCGAAGCAGAGGAAGGAGGCAGAGCATGAAAAGGCATGGCATACATCGTGTATATCGCATGTATAAGAAGATGGCTGAGAGAAAGTATGAGTGTAAAGTCGAGTGTAAGGTGACACCGAGAGATCATATTAAAGGCATGAGCTATCGCCGACGCGCAAAACTCGGTCACCAACTCTCTATATTATATGGTATTGCTTGTATGGGTCTGATGCTTAACAAAGGAGGTGAGGTATGAGCAATAACAACAACCAACAACAGCAACAGCAGCCGGAGCGCTGCCGCTTTGCAACAGACAACATAGTACGCAAGCTTGACAAGCAGATTGAGCAGGGCGATGTGGCTTATCTGATAGATCTGCTGACCAACAGCCGTGAGCATCTGCTTGCCAAGACGCAAGACAGCTCCATGATAGACTGTGAGCTGAAGGAGTATAAGGAGTATTTCGCCGATCTGGACACTATACGTGCGGTCATCGCTTTCCTTCGTGACCTTAACCGCAATTGTCCGGAGCATCTTAAACCGGAAAGGAGGCTGCAATGGGAATAGGTTTCTTTCAGAAGACTGAGAACAAAGAGGGTGAGGACGACAAGAAGAAGGATGACGGCGGTCTGTTCTTCAAGCGTCTCATCACGTCAAACTATGACACGGTCGGTGAGAGGCAGAACATCATGCTGCGCTCATCACGCGAGATAGCCTACTCGCTGCGTCACACTTACCCCTTGACGGTGCTTGTGGTTAACAAGTATATGTCGGAGTTGGGGTTCCGTACGGTGTACGTTGATGGCGAACCGCTCTGGGTGATGTACGAACGTGACGAAATAGACATATAAGGACAAACGAATAATTTTTGAAGTTGGCGGCGTGCTCTATGTGAATAGGGTGCGCCGTTTTTTTTGTCCTACCTTATATTATATATATGATTTACCTTTGCAAGCATAATCTCAGTTCTTTTTATGTTATGAATAGGTTTTTGTTATCATACGGCTACGGCAGCTTCTCGGCTCTCATGCAGAGCGTGTTCCCTACTACCAAGTATTTGGGTACGGGGCATAGCATTGCGCTGTCGTCTTTCTGGGGTCTGCTTTGCTCTGTGCTTGGCATCTGGCCCGTTCTTGCCATCGCTATGATCTTCGTTATGGCTATAGAGCTGGTCTCTGGTGTGGTGGCGAGTCATAAACGCAACGAGCCTTTCGAGAGTGCAAAGTTTTCGAGGTTTGTCCTCAAGCTGTGCATCTGGTTTATGCTCTTCGTGTCTTGTCAGATGTTCAAGTGGTTTGCGGCTCAGTATGACGCCAACTCTCTGACGTGGCTTGTGGGTGCATGGTTCTTCGATGTGCTGACCGTCATTCTGATGGTGGCGTTCGTCGTGGAGAATACTACGAGCATCCTCGAGAATATGGCTTGCATCGACGGCAAAGACAAGAGCTTCTACATCAGCATGGTGAAGCAGACTATGTTGACAGCCGTTGACCGCATCGCTAAGGGCTTCAAATAATCAATAGGCAGAAAATATATGTAATAGCAGTTTGTGAACTATAATTGAGTTAGGTTTTTGTAAAGGTCAAATGATTATCCTTAAACATCATGATTAACATTAAGTGGTTCGTTATCACAATTACGTTTTTAGGTACTCTGGCTCTTGCCTTCACCGTCGGTAGGTGTACCGCGGTGAAGGCTCCGGCTGAGAGGCATCCGAAGACAGATCCTTACGATCCGCTGCCGTCTGTACAGACAACAGTGGACACAATATATACTCCGCAACCAGCAAAGACGTTGCTTGTAGAGGTGCCGGCTTGCGTTGACACAAATGCCATAATTGAAGAATATTTCTCGCGTCACGTATACCGCGACACGCTGCGGGCCTCGGCACCGGGCAAGCTCGGTGGCAGCGCTGTCGCTATTATCAGCGACACGGTGTATCAAAATGTGATAGCAGGTCGAAAAGTCAGTCTCACGTTCACACCAAACAGACTCGCGACGACTCACTCCGTAGACCTGCTATCCACTTGGGGGCTGCATAACACATCGCTAATGGCCGGTTACCGGTATCGGCGTTGGACGATGTATGCAGGCTACAACTTTTCGGTTCGTGCCCCTGTTGCTGGTGTGGGATATCAACTCATTGTCTGGTAAAATATTATCTTTATGCAAATCTCATCTTTGCCCTCAATCATATTCTCACCCTCAGCCGACAATATCAGTATTGCGGCTGAGGGTGATATTGTTGTTAGCACTACCGTCAGCGACGGTTCCGGAGTCGCCGTCTTCGACAATTCGTCAAGCTATTCCCCAAACAAACAAGGCTACGTCAACATTGCCGAGCTTTCTGAACTCGTCAATGCTGCCATTCTCACATCCTTCGACACTGACACTATACTCAAGGCTGGCGCACGTTCGGCGTCATGTACGCTGAGAGTCGCTGTCAAAGGTGGTGTTACTGCCACTACTCGCGCACTGTATATGAGCCGACAATTTACAGTCCTGCAGCCGATTTTCGCCACGCAGATGCGACACCGCTCATTGATTGAGGGTCAGCCACAGCCAGTCAACATTCTTACTGCGGGTCAGTCGGGGCTGAAGCTCATCGTCGGCGCAGCCTATCGGCTCGCCGACAATTCCGGGCTGTCTTGGCATGAGGCTGTCATACAGCCAGACTGCTCAAATGATTACTTTACATTCCTCGCCGATACCTCTGAAATTAAACAGGTTACAACGGCTCCTGACGGGTCTTCTCTGCTTTACTACGTTCTGACATTACTGCAGAATGACAAGCAAGCAGACTGTATCCGCTTCGATATAGACCGCAAGACACGCCCGTCCATGGCAACACATTTCGTTTATCTTAATCTCTTCGGTGTTCCGGAGGTTGTCACGTTCTCGGGCAAGGATGTCGAAGAGCAGGAGCTTGACAGTGACTTCGGGTATGCCGGTAGAGATTATATACGTCTCGATCCTCAGCTCACCGAGAGCCACAAGTCGCATTCAGGCTGGCGTTCCGCCGAGGAGCGTCGGGCCATCTACGACCTCATGTCGTCGCCTTACGCCTTCATCTATGCCGACGGCGAACTTAGGCGCATCACCATTACTGATGTAGACTCCTCCGTTTCACGCCCGTCCAACGAACCGCAGTCTGTGTCATTTACATGGCGCTATGCCGACGAGAGATTTATGCGACAGCCGTTCATTGTTCCCGATACCGGCAAGGCGTCCATCTTCGCTCATCCACCATTCGACAAAACATTCGCATAAAATATGGAAGACACTAAAAAAACTATGTATGCGAGCACTATGCTCGCAGATCTCGACATACGCACCGACCGCTTCGGCAAGAGGCGCATCTTCTCTATAAAATTCACCACCAAAGACGGACGGCTGCACTTCATACCTACGGCATACGTTACCGGATGCAAGGGCATGGACATGAAGCGGCATCGCTTCCGAGGCATTCAGCCGTGCGACTGCAAGGGCAATCCCGAACTGCACGTCATTCCGGTGAAGATTACCAATATCATCGAATACAACTCTCATATCATAGACTGGAGCAATGGATATTCTATATAACAAAGAGGGTGTGCCCCTTATGATGCATTCAGACATCGCCTTCTACGACACTAAGCTCGACAAGCATGCTGCTGACGAGCGCCGACGTGTGCTGTTCCCTTACGACGACACGCGTCATGACTTCATTGAGGTGGCAGGGCAGCGTGTGTTGGCATGGGGCAAAGACAACTTGTTTCCGTGTCATGCCTCAGAAATAGTGCGCAATACTACCGTCCTCAATACGGGTCTGCGGTTTCTACGCAACCTCACCATGGGTCAGGGCATTTTCGTGTGTCGTGTTAAGGGCTACAATGACAAGGGCGACGAGATTCTTGAACCTGCTGACGACCAAGCCATGCAGCGCTTCGTCGGTTCGCGTCTTGTACGCCGGTACATGGAGAAGACGCTGCGCGACTTCCTCAAGGTGGGCTTGTCGGCGGTGCAATTTGTTCCTAACGCTGCGGGTAACAAGATTATCGGCCTGAACACCATTAACAGCCACTACTTCCGATTCACCGAGCCTCTTGACACACTCGGCTCGCAAAACTGCGTGGTGAGCGGTTCGTGGGACTTGTCGCCGAGCAGCTACTCAATATTGCCGCTGCTCTCTGACTATTCGCCTGAGAATCATGCCGAGCTGCTGCGTTTTATGGGCAAGATGAAGGGTGGCTTTGTTTATCCCGTGCGCGACTCCTGGAGCAACGACGATATCTACGGTGAGCCGATATGGTGGCCGGCATACGTGGCAGGGTGGGTGGACATCGCTCACATGGTGCCGCAGTATTTGAAAAAGGCGTACAAGAACCAGACGACTTGGAAGTGGCATGTGCAGATTCCTTACTCGTTCTGGGACAAAAAGTTCCCTACTACCGAATTCGAGGATGTTGAGTTGCGTCGACAAGCCATCGACAAGTATATGTCGAGCATAGAGAAGAACCTTCTTGGTGCTGAGAATGCCGAGAAGCCTATCTTCACGAACTACGCCGTGAACGAGATGAACGGTCGCATCGAGGAGGAGTGGAAGATAACACCGCTCTCAAACAAATATTCAGCCGGGCAAGAGAACCTCGTTACGTCGGCTGCTGCCAACTCCGAGATTCTCTTCTCGCTTATGGTTAACCCTAACGTGCTCGGAGCTGGTATGCCGGGTGGCAGCTATGCCGGCAACCAAGGCGGCTCCAATATTCGTGAGGCGTTCCTCGTCAACATCGCCAACTCGTGGATTGACCGTCAGAATATCCTTGACCCCTTACAACTATACATGCAGCTCAACGGTGCTCCAGAAGATCTGCAGCTGCGTTTCCGTAATACAATACTTACCACCCTTGACACCGGTGCGGGCACGTCGCACCAGCTGTCTTAAATCTTGATGCTTATGCTATTTTCACAGTCTAAATGGGACAATGGCCGTCAGATGTCGCCATTTGTGCCCGTCTCATCTTCGCTCTCGTTTGCCAAGATGCAAGCGCCTCTTGAGTCCGTCGAACAACAGTTCCTGCTGCCTTTGCTCGGCGAGCAGATGATGCAGCGTCTTCAGCAACTGGCTGACAATCCTCCAGATGATGACAAGTTTGCTCCTCAGCTGACGCAGACTGCACGTCGTGCTGTCGCCAATCTTGCGTTCTGGCTGCACTTCGATGCGCTTAATCTGCGTATTTCTGACCAGGGCTTCCAGCGCCAAGGCTCGGCTGACTGGCAGGGCGCTTACAAGTATCAGGAGGACAGGCTGCGCAAGGGGTTTAAGAATGCCGGTTTCAATGCGCTCGACCAGCTGCTTGACTTCATCGAGGACCACATCGATGCTTATCCTGACTATCTGACGTCGCCGTGCTATCAAGACCGCAGCCGTGCCATCGTCCGTTCGGCACGTGAGGCTAACCAGTTTGTCTTTATCAACTCGTCGCACATCGTCTTTATGCGTCTCAAGGGCGAGTTCCGCACGGTAGAGGAGTATGATCTTTGTGCGGTTCTTGGCGAGAAGCTTTACAGACAGTTGCGTGGGTGGCTGTCTGGCAAGGCTGATTTTCCTTCTGACGAGTGTATCTGTACGCTTGAGCAGCTGCGTCTGGCATGTGCTGATTTTGTGGTAAAGAAGGCTGCTTCGAGGCTGATGAGACAGACGGGCTCGCTCACGGAGCGTGGTCTGTACTTTGGTTCCACTGAGTCGGGGTCTTTGGGCAACGACATCGAGAAGCCTGCTACAGACCGTCAGATTGGCGACCGCTGTGCGCTTGCTGACCTCGACGCTCACAGAGCCGAGGCGTCTCTGCGCTGTTTTCTCAATAATTATATGGGCGCTATTGTCGGCGAACGGACTGTAGGTCCTATTCGCAACAACGACGATCACGCCGCTTTCTTTGCTATGTGATTATGAAGCATATCAAGATTACTCATGGCAACAAGGTGTATGAGCGTGACATCCCGACCGAGTGGGACGAGCTGGACGCTGACGGCATGATGCTCGCAGCTATGCTCTGGACGGGTGGCTTGCCGCGTGACGAGCTGCTTGCCAAGTACTATGGCGTGCCGATGCATGTGGTGTACGCTCTCGGTGACTATCTGTCATACTGCCTGACGCAGCTCACAACATGGATGCAACGGCTTGATGACTCGGTAGACAACTTCAAGATAACGGTTCTGCCGGACACCGGCTACTTTGCGCCCGGTCCGCGTCTTGGCGGATGCACGCTTGAGCAGTTCATGATGGCGGACACGCACTTTCAGCGTTACTCCATCAGTCAGGACATCGACCACCTCACGGTCTTCATAGCCTCGCTTTATCATGCCCGTCATAAGCGTGACGATGATATCGACGCTAAGGTTAGTGCCGTGGAGCAGCTGCCTGAGAAGGTGCGTCAGGCTGTTTTCCTCAACTTCATCCTTCTCCGACGATGGCTCTCACGTTCTTATCCGTACCTCTTTCCTCCTCAATCTGACGAGGAGGATGAGGAAGAGGCGTTCAAATCCAAGATGCAGAAGCGCAAGAAGCCTACTCCTACGGACTGGCTTGCCATCTTCGACGCTTTCATGGGTGACGACGTGGCATTCATCGAGCGCTACAAGCGTATGTCCGCACTTGACGCTTTCCGTCTGATGAACCGTCGCATCAAACAATCAAGACAACCTCAATAACATCAAATGCTTATGACAATACAAACCGTTATAGACTACATCGAACAGCTTGCACGTGAGCACATGATGGTACGACATACTGACGAGAGTCCTCACTTTGTCAATCTCAACGATGACAAGCGCAACACGTCGCTGGCACAAGAGCTTCGCTACCCGGCTGTGTACTTCGAGTCGACTGACTTCCAGATTGAGGCATCGTCAACATCTGTGTCGCGCAACTATACGTGCCATATCGAGGTGCTTGTCCACGTCACCGATACAGGCGATTATGCTGAGGTGGAGCGGGCATTGTCCGATTCTTCACAGATTATTACTGATATCTTTGTACGTATGATGCATGACCGTGTGGGACGTAAGCCTGAGCACAAGTGGCTGCTCTCGCTCATTCCGTCATCGCCGATTAAGGTTCTGCCTATACAGAACGCTGAGAACGCACTGTACGGCTGTCTGGCTGAGTTCTCTGTGCCTTTGTCTGGCTGCATCAACGATAGTTTAAACAATTTCAAATCAATTAATAATGGCTAAAACATACGACATACTTACATCGCAAGCTGAAACCATCCGCACCAATACGCTACCGGACTCCATCACGGCAGGGCTTGTCGGCCAGATGCTCAAAGACATTATTGAAAAGGTGAGTGAGGTGAACACCTCGTCGTCGGGGGCGGTCACTGCCATCAACGTCAGCCCTACAGCTGACGCCAATAGCGTCAGACTGACGCTTTCCGTCCGGGCGGGTGAGAAGGTGAGTCTGCAATATGTGAACTTGCCGGTTGTCAGCGCTTCTGCTGCTGGTGTCATCACTCCTGCGCAGATGTCCTCAATAACGAGCTCGCTCAATACAATGTCGCAGTCTATTCTTGAGATTTCTAATAACTATAACGCTCAGAAGAAGACCGTTGACGGGTTGCAGGACAGCATACAGACGTTGACTGACGAGATAGAGATTCTCAAGAATTCTGCTGTGACGTTTTACGGCACTGTCATGGTGACTGCGCTCAAAATGTCCTCTATATATTATTCTACAGACGAGAACTGTAGGGTCGTATACAACCTTAAAGAGAATGTTTTTGTTCTTGAGGTTGATAAAGGTACGACTTCTTACTATAACAACTGGCGTGACGGTGATGCTTTCGGCAAAGCGACAGAGGCCGGGCGTGTGCCTCGCAGCGGCAAGATGTATGTGGACGTGAGCGAACAGCGTTCTTACGTCTGGTGTGACGATGAACTTATTCTTGTCGGTACCGACTTGGAGCTTGGGCATGAACAAGACACTGCGTTTCCGGGCAATGAGGGCGCAGACATGAAGAAGCGTCTGAGCACTGCCGAAGTGAATCTTAAAGCTTTCATTGATAGCAAGGGTGTTGAGGGCGGTATCGCTCCGCTTGACATTAACGGCATGGTTCCTGAGGATTATCTGCCTGACATGCGTACTCCCATAGATGCTGTTCAGACTCGTCTCGGGCTGGTTCCTTTCGTCAATGTTAGCAGACTGGTCGGCGGCAACTACACGCTCGAAACAGCCATTGACCGCATTTACAGTACAACGTCTATTCGAGACCTTGTTGTTCCTGGTCTGATGATAACCTATCGAAAAGACTCTACACATTGGGAGATCAAGCAGTATACTTCCGACTCTACGTCTGAGGCGGACTTCCGTGATACTGAGAAATGGCAGGATGTGGGCGGTGGCGGTACGTCGTCATCTGTGTTTAACCCAACCGTCTCTTACCCCATCAGCGGCTTTTATGCCCTCTATGACCCCGACAATGCAAAGGCGTCTGCCGTTGATGTGGCGTGGGGTGCGGGCAAGGTGTCGTTTGGTTTGCTGCTCACTATTCAGGTCTCCAAGAAGATTTGGAAGACATACCAGTATATAGGCACTTCGCTAACCATCGGTGCTTGGCAGGACCCGATGAACTGGCAAGACTTCGGCTCTCTCGCTGCCGGTTCTGAGACCTACATCAATATCAACAATCTCATTGATGGCAATGGCAAGGTTGTTTATTATACGCTCAGCAGTGCGGTAGCTGCTCTCATTAGTTATCAGCAGAGTACGGCTGTCAACTATATCAAGCGTGGTCTTATTATCTCTTTTCTTTCCGAGGCTAACAAGACGAGGTCGTTCCAGTTCCATGGCGACAACATCGCTGACGCGTCCAAGACTGATACGGGTGCGACTTTGTGGCGTGAGTTCGGCAAAAGCGAGGACATCAACGTATCTGACACTCCCGTTAAGGATGGCAAGGATCCTTACAGCACGGGGGGCGCATACACCAACACGCCGACTGACATCGATATTGTCGAGGAGGATGGCGGCGTCTACAAGTTTGCGCTCACCAATGCCGACGGCGACCAAATCGGCGAACAGCGCCAGATTGTCATCAAGGGCGGTGGCGGCGCAGTCCAGGCTACGACTGTCAGCATTGCGCTGAAGAAGTCGACGGTCTATGGTGCTGTGGGTTCGACAATGACGATTGAGGCTGCTATTATGTCGGTGACTTCTACTCCTTCAGGTGACTCGCTCAACTCCATAACACGTGTAGACCTCGTTGACCGCTCAACTAATGCTGTTCTGCAGACGCTTAATGTCAACACTGAGTCGTCGGCTAATCTTACTGACGATTTCAAATTCAAAATTGATATATCCGAGTATTTTGCAACTACTGCAGGTTCGCGCTCGTTCCGTATCGTGGCTTACGATGACGGCGACCACTCAGGCAACAAGAATGTGTCGGCTGTGGGTGTTGATGCTACTGTTGTGTCGCAACAGACGCTCAACTATACTTCGTCGACGGTTCTGAGGGAGAATGGTGCTGCTGTGTCTGTACCTCTTTATTCATTCCCCAACAATGCGTCATCTAAGGGTATTAAGGCAACTGTTGAGATGTACTATAGTGGTGCTTGGCACACCATCGACGAGACTGTGGTTACTGACGTGTTTACTCATGCCGTCAACCTCGACCCTAAAGCTCTTGGCCTGACACATGGCTCATACCCGTTGCGTACCCATGGCGTTGACGTGGCTTCGGGTGTGTCGGGCAACTGGCTGTACTCGGGTGTGATGGTGGTTGACGAGGCAAACGTGACACCGCTTGTGGTGATGAGATGGAGTGACGACGGCACACAGACCAAGAAGCTGTTCCAGACCGTGTCTGTGGATGTGGCTGCATACACGGCGGGCAAGACCAAGACGGCTGTTGATGTCATGATGCAGGTGGGCGACAACGCTGCTACCGTTATAGCGCAGCAGCAAATGTCGCGCGACCGTACATATACTGTGACCAAGCGACTGGCGGACATGTCTGTAGGCAGCAAGCTGAAGTTCTACGCTGTGTCGGGTGATGTGCGCTCGGCGGCATATGACTTCGGTGTTGCGGGGTCGATAATTCCTATCGAGACTACTGCAGGTGCCATCTTTGACCTTGATATGTCATCGCGCTCTAACAGCGACTCTGACAAGACTATCTCTGACAATGGGGTGAATATAGAGGTTAGTGGCGCCAACTACACCACTAACGGTTTCGTGCGTGACAACTATGGTTCTGACGATTACGGGCAGACTGACGCTAACGGCAATCCGCTCGGTCGCATGGCTCTGCGTATAGCCGAGAATGTCACGGCAAAGTGCGATTTCAAGCCGTGGAGCAACGCATCGACCGAAACGACCGGCATGGCTCTCTCGTTTACCATCAAACCGGCCAATGTCGCCGACTCCACGGCTCGACTTATCGACGCACTTGGCGACGGGCAGATCGGTTTCTACGTTACAGGCGACAAGGTCGTGTTCACGTGCGACGGCGAGCAGTCGACAATGTATACGGCCACCATGCCGCTTAAAGCGGAGAAGGTGACACGTGTTGATATCGTCATAGAACCTTCAGCGGTCGCACCGTATCAAGGCATCGGTGTGGTCAAGATTTTCGGTGATGGCGAGGAGCGTGCTGCTTGCGCCTATTCCAAGAACGCGCTGCCGATGAATGACAATATCATCCGCTTCGACGGCACGCTGGCTGATCTCTACCTATACCAGCTGACGGCATGGCGCACTTACTATCAGTTCCGCCAAGCCTTCAACAACTACCTTGCTGCTATGCCGGATACCGACGCTATGGTCAAGGAGTACGAGGCGAACGACGTGATGGCGAGCCAGACAGCCGAGAACACCACCAAAGACCGTCCTACCATAGAGGCTTGCAAGAAGGCTGGTCTCTGTGTGATGGTGATGGTGAAGAACAAGAACACGGCTGACACCGAAGACCAATATCCTGGTTATCTGGACACGCTCGACGGCGACAAGAAGACGAAGCGCATCTTTGACGTCTATCTCTACTTCCCTGACCGTCCTTGGCAGGACTGCTTCATCGAGGGCATGGTCTTTACCAATCAGGGCACGACGTCATCGTTACGCCCTGACAAGAACAAGAAGGGTAAGACGAAGACAGCTAAAATCACTCTGCTACACAGCCGTGAGGAGTTTAGCGGTGCTGATCTCGCCAAGTACGACGAGGCTCTTGCCAATGCCAAGAAGGGCAAAATCAAAGTGGTTGAGAATGGTGTCGCTACAGACATCCTCACCGTGAAGGTTGATTATTCCGATTGCACCGGCGCGAACAATGGCGCGTCATGCGAACTGAACAACCGACTGATCCGTGCTCTCGGTGCCGAGTATATGCAGCCGTCACAGAATGCCTACACTGGCAAGGCTGAGATTAATCCGTCGATAGCGAGTGTGCCGTGTGCCTTCTTCCGCACCGACAAGTATTCGCCAGACGCTACCAATCCGGCTTACGCCTACTTCCATGTCAAGGCCAACCTGAACGAGGACAAGGGCGACGCCAAGGTGTTCGGCTTCGAGGGCGTAGACGGCTACAACAAGAGCTGCATGAATTATGGTGACTTTACTGAACTTGTTGCTGCTCGCGGACAGGACTTCGGCGAGTTTAAGGCGCAGACGCTTGCCGACACGTCTAAGCTGCAGGCGGGCGAGATATACATGCTGTCGGAGTTCTGCGGTCCGAAGACTGCCTTCATTGAGAACGACGGTACCGGCCACTTTGTCGAGACAAGCGAGGTGGCTGACGCTTTGGTGCTCGAGCAGACACTTGCCGAGCTGCTATCGGCTGACGTGGCAGACTATGACTGGAGCGAGGTGTATAAGACGGCTGACGGCAAGTATGCCAAATATGAGGGTGGCAAGTGGCGAGAGACTACCGGCTCTATGACCTACGACAAGACGACAAAGCGTTGGCAGGTTACGGGCAGGGTGCTCAATCCGACGCAGTGCTATGAGCATCTTAAGTACAACGGTCTTAACTGGTATCAGGGCGTGAACTCGGTTGACGACATGCTGCGTCTTGACCCTGCTACGGGCAAGCCGATTTGGCTGTCGCATTTCGAAAGTCGCTATCCTGACGATGACGATCTGAACGCTCTGTACGAGAGTGGCAAGAAGGTGCCGTACTACTTCTATGAGAATTTGATGTGGATGCAGCAGTGCAACCCGCACCTTACTGAGGCTGACGGCAACATAACGCTTGACGGCAAGACGGTGCCAGGCACACGTGCAAACCGCGCCAAGAAGTTTGCCCATGAGATGCACCGGTACTGGCGTGTCAAGGCTGCTCTCTACTATTATATACTTACAGATTATGTTGCTGCTGTAGACCAGCGCTCGAAGAACATGATGCAGACCTTCATGCTATGTGAGGATGGCGTGATACGTTCTGACTTCAACAACTGGTATGACGGTGACTGTACAATGGGTGCCGACAACGATTGCGGTCTGACCATCTCGGCATTGCTCAACCCGCTGCTTGTCGGCGAGGGTGAAGAGGGCAGACTGTACCAGGGCTGGGACAGCGTGTTCTTTCAACGTCTCAATGAGAACCCCGTTATTTGGCTTGACGACTACAAGGAGGGCGACGAAAAGAGTGGCTACACCGACAAATCGCGTTTCGTGACGCTGCATGATGTGGCTGATGAGATGCGTAAGGCTGTGGACAAGCAGGGACTGAAGGTATTCTCTTATGACGGTCTTTATCAGATATGGATGACAAAACGCATCCTGAAGTGGGCTAAGGTGATTTCGTCGTTTGACGGCGAGCGCAAGTATATTCAACACTCAAAGGCGAGCGCCAACTACTTCTTCGCCTTGCATGGCTTACGTCTCGACGATATGCCAGAATATACCAAGACTCGCTTCGCCTATCGCGACGGTTACTACCAGGTGGGTGATCTGTACACTAAGCCGATGAAGATGCGTGCGTCGGGCAAAGCTATCACAGTGAGCATTACGGCGGCTAAAGACGGTTTCTTCGGCATCGGCGAGGATCGCGCAGATACCGCAGCAGATTCTACTTATCTCAAGAGGGGCAAGAGCTATACGTTCTTCAATGACAGCCCACGCAGTTATTCAGAGTCGGGCACCATGTTGTACGTCTTCGGTGCAGCTTCGCTCGCATCACTCGACATCAGTGCTGCTACGCCGAAGTCGCAGGGCTGGGATATACAGTACTGTAAATTGCTGCAGCATCTTGTTGTCGGCGGTGCTGACTACGCTCCATACACCGTCGATGGCACGCTTGACACGCTCAACCTCGGCAACATGCCCTTCCTTCAGTCGCTTGACGTGCGCAACACGCTCGTAGCTTCCGTTGACGCGAGCATGTGTCCTCGCCTTACGAGCATCAAGGCTGACGGCAGTCGTGTGCAGAGTGTCGAGGTTGCAGAGACGTCGCCTATCACTGAACTTACGCTTCCGGCGACGCTCAAGACTGTCAAGTTCATCAACTTGCCGAATCTAAGCTACACGCTGACGGGTGGCAACCTTCAGATTGCGTCTCTCGCCAATGTGCAGACACTGCGCATCGAGCACTGCAATGAGATAGAGCCGTTGACAATGCTTCAGCGTGTTGTTGACGCTCAGACGGGCAACCGTCAGCTTACTGCCATCCGAGTGGTTCAGACGCTTTCTGGTGACGGTTCGCTGCTTGCCTTGTTACTCACTCTTGGCGTGCGCGGCATTACCGAAGAAGGCAAGTTGCAAGACAAACCGGTTGTCGAGAGTGACTATCAGCTTACTCGTGTGCGAGAGCAGTCGTACATAGACGACCTCACTCAGCACATCGAGGGTCTTACGATAGTCATGTCTATCATGGCTTATATTAATGCTGTTATTGATTTCCTCGGCGAACAATATTCCGGCGAGGCAGAAGTTGAAGATGTCAGTCTTGACAATATCAACGACTACCTGAAGCAGTACAACGGTGAGACTTATGATGACTACTACAACCGTCTGGCTGAAGCCGATGATGATATTCTTAACATTATTGACAAATAACAAAATGGCAAGCAATCAACAAAACATTACTGGCCTCCTGCTCGCTAAACGCGAGCAGGTTAAGGCTCTTCAAGACTTGGGTTTTGCCGATATTACCGAGTCTTCACGCGCCTCGCTCTTTGCAGAGCGTATTCGTTGGGCTGCAGGGCTGCTCGACATTCGTGTGGCTGCTGACCGCAAACGTGACGGCAAGAAATTCTACTTCACTGTCGAGGAGTGGCAGACCATTGACAATGCCGGGCGGTCTGAGGAGTTCGCACGGCGTGGCGTTCGCATCAGGGCAGACGGACTTTCGTTCGTCATGTCTCTGCAGTATTACGCAGACAAGACATGGGGGTCACGGACTACTGTCAGTGACCTTGCGTCTTTTGACGGTCGGGCTGGTGCCTGGTCGCATCAGGATGTTGCTCGATTCAACCGAGCTATACTTGACTATTATGCCGACAAGAACGCCGATGGCGTCATCGGCGCCCCTGCAGCTGAAGCTGCAAATGGCTATCATGCGTATCTCGAAGATGATGGGGTCATGGTGAATGGTGTCGCTATAGATGACCAGACATCATGGATGCTGCCTGACGTTGCGCAGGCGTTTGTCATCTATCACAACCGCAAGGCTATTGACACGGTCATTGCTCAGGTTTGGGGTCAGGCTTTTACGCTTGACAAGACAGGTGGCGTAATATGGACCTGCGTGCAAGTCAACGGCAGTGTGGCTTACCGTGTATCGGTGCTTAGCGGTAATGTCTACGGTACGAACAAGACAGACAAGTATATGGTGATACCTATTTCTGAAGAGTAATTATGGATAATGCAAATAACAGTTCGATTATTCTCGGTCTTAACAAACAAGACCAGATTAAAGCTCTACGCGATGTCGGCTTTACAGACATCGCTGACAATGCTACGTGGTCTGACATCGTAGACCACATGAGGTGGGCCGGTGGTCTGCGCGACCTGCAAGTGGCTACATATCTCAAGACCTCGCTCAGAGACCCGTCGCCGCAAAGGTCTTATTTCTCTGAAGACCAATGGCAGACGATGACCGTGAACGAGAGGTCAAAGTTTGTTCCGTTCGGCGTGGCAATACGTGCTGAGCGCATGGCTTTCGTGTTATCGCTTCAAAACGCCACATCAGACTCTACCATTCGTTTTGTGTGGGGGCCTACGAACATCAATGTGCCCGGTCTTAAAGATTTTAGTAACAAAAACGAGGGGGTGTTCGAAGATGTTGACGGCGAGGCTAACACCGACCTTATTCTTGCATGTGCCAAGGAGCAAGGGGCCAGCTTTCCTGCCGCTACCGTTGCACGGTCTTATAAGGCTTTCACTAAGGCTGCTGACAGCACGGCTATCGACGACCCGACCAAATGGTCGCTTCCAGCCTACGGCCAGTTGCGCTTGCTATATAAATACCGTGAAGAGATAAGAAAGTTTTTAACAAATAATCTCGGTTCTTCGTATTCTTTAACACTTGATTGGTATTGGAGTAGTACTGAGTGGGATGCTGGTATCGCTTGGTTCGTGTACC